TTCCCAACGCTCATAATTCAACATCTGTGTATCTACCATTTTTATCTGTAATGTTTTTCATACCCAAATGGATTTTAGTAATCACAGAGCGTGATACATTAAATAATTCACTAATTTCTTGGTGGGTGTGTTTTCCGCCCCACAACAATACCTTTACCTTAAAGGCTTCCATGTTTTTTAATTTTCTTTTCATAATGTGCTTTTTTGTTTTGAAATGTCATAAAATTTATATTCAGCTTTTTCTTGTGAAAGTTGTGAATACCATTCTTGTTGTTTTAACGCCATGTAGTCGCTTTGACTTCTACCTTCCTGTTTGATTTCAGTAGGTTTTTCAGTTTTTAATTTTGTTCTATCCATATACTATAAATAGTCCATAAAACAAAAAAAGTCAAATAGTTTGGAACATTTCAAAAAAAATATTATCTTTGATGTATGGTTCAATCAGTAGAAAAACGCAAAGGTATAATCCGTTGGAATGACGGACAATTCTTTTTGATAATTGTGTATAAAGCTCTTGGTGATGACACACAAGAATATTATGCCGTTAGACATAGTGTCGGTGATGAATACGGGTTTAGATTATTCTATTCCCACAAATCACTTATCCGTTTTTTCCGTTCTGTGCGGAAAAGGGTTGTCGCAACGCTTCCCGCATCTGTTCTGCGTGAGCTCTACAAAGTTGAAGACGCACTTGTTGTGAAGACACTAACAACTGAAAATCAGGGCGAGCCGAGCACCGCTGCGAATATCCTGTAAGGGTCTCGCCCCTTCTATATGTTGGAAAATACGCCATATTTTAATTCTGGGACACTTTCACCTATTGGTTGGTGTATCCATACCATTTTATTTTTTTATTAGTACCAGCATTGGTTATTTTCACTCCAACGCATTCCCTGACCTAACACCATTCCACCAGCATTATATTTGTCTTTTGGATTGGCAGGTTGTAATCCATCATAGGTAATGTATTGATATTCGGGAAACAAATTTTGGTTCCAGTAGAGCCAATCTTTCGCCCTTTGTGAATAATATGAAGCCATGTCAGTAAATTCAGTTTTAAGTGTTCTATACACCCCCAAATCAGCAGGTGATGATATTTCACTATTTTCCAACTGAATTCCCCTGTTCGCCATCTTCGCCAAAAGGTTTGTTGTCAAATAAACTGCGACCCAATACAACACCACATCAGTTAGGTAAGTATCCAATAAAAACTTGTAGTTGCTGTTTGAAGGGTTATTTATTGACCCATCTTGTATCATATCATTTAACTTGTTAAACAACAAATCACCTGTTAAATCACGGGCATTTATCAAATGAGCTTGATTTAAAGCAGGAATAATGTTGCCTGTTAAAAGTGAATATTCAACAGGTAGGTTATTTCTAACATAACTTTCATCTATGTAGTATATCATAATTCGGGTAATCTAAATTTGTTTATTATTTTAACAGGTCTGTTGTATTTTAATGACAACAGATTTTCCAATCCTTGATTTAATTTTCTAACTGCTGGTTTGATGGTAAATTCCATCATGTGTTTTGTCGCAATCAAAATTTCATCGGCGTTTTGACTAAACGGATTTGAGCTGAATGTGTGAATACCAATCAATAATGGGCTACTTATACCCTGTGATGATAAAATTGACTGAACGGCCATCTGTAAAACTTCCAAGTAAATACTATCATTTACTGCGTTTGAAATGGGCTCAATTACGGGTCTTTCTTCACTTGAATTAGAAAAAGCCAACATCAACTTCTGTCCGTGTTTTCCTTGATAAGAACGCAACAATTCATTATAGATTTCTTCCTTTTCAGTTGGGGTAGGGTCGCCTATCAAACTGACAAATAAATTAGGGACAAGTGATGTCGCCAAATTCCGTTTATGCCAGTCAAAAATTTCTGCTTCTAAAACAACAGCGTCCAAACCTGATTGATAAGGTGTTAGTGGATAATGTTTGTTTTCACTTGGTGCGTATTGTTTCCAATAGTATAATTGTCTTCCTTTGACATCAGTTAAATCCAATCCGTGAAACTTGGTAATTTTTTTATTTCTTCCTTTATCACCCCATTCTTCACTAAAATAATACCAATCAATTTCCCTTTCATGTTTATCATAATTATCCTTCTTTCCTACACGGATATTTTGGAATGGTAGGTGATATAAACTTTCAATACCTGTTAAATCTCTCGTGGGTATAGTTTCTGTGCTCCACCCGCCGAAAAGGAAATAATCATACAAAAGTTTAAAATAAAGCTCACTAATTGTTTCAAATTTATTCACCAATACATTACCTAAACCTTCAATTTCAACACCATCACCAAATCCCATATTGGTTTTTTGGTCTATACATACTGACATTACTGGTGAATGTTGTTTAAGTTGTAAAAGGAATTGTGGGTAGTCATTATTTATATTCCCCCAATTTATCCATTCATCTCTTTTGGTTTCAACTTCGGCGTTTTCCCTAATATCAATTCTGTTGATATTGTAATCAATATTGAATGATTGGAAGTTTATATTTGGTTTTTCTATGTTATTCATCATACTATAAATATTCTTTAATAGGTGTTTCTACCTAATGTTGTTTGGAAGGTGTTTATGATATTTGATAAATTGGTTATATCCGTTCCACTTAAACCTCTACCAATAAATGCAAAACATAATCCTTGATTTGCGTATGAATTATTATACACATTTGTTGATTGATAAAAATTCCATAATGCTATTGGTCTTGATGCTCCGCTTTCGGTATATGTTGATGAAACTGATAATATAGGTGTTAAATTACCATTTCTATACAATTCACTTGTGGTTGAACCTGTCCTATTTAACATATAAAATCCATCAATATTACCACTATTATTTGTTTGTGCTGCTGTTCCACTACCTGACCTAATAAAATATTTTGTTGGTGATAAATTAGTTGCAATTTGTAATTGTGGAAAATTAGTCCCTTCACTTTGACCCATAATCACCTCCTCACTTTTGGCAGGTGTATTTTCTGTAAATTGATAAAATCCTAATGAATAATCATCTTGTAATGTATCATCACTATTAAAGTTTGTATTAGCCCAACCATCAACACCATTACCAGTAGCACCTGATGATGAATATGTAAATCCACCACTATAAGTTAAATCATAAGTAGTCCCTGAAACTCTTTTACCCATCAAGGCGGTTGAACCTGATGTTGCCCCTACCATCAGCCAGAATACATCTAATTTACTATAAAGTCCATTTGATTTTAAGTCAGTAAATAATGTATCAGTTGCCGCTGATATTGTTGCGTCTAATGTTCCACCTTCATTTAAGACATCAACCAAGTAAAGTGCCGCATCACTATCAAATGGTGGTGCTGGACTGCTTGATGGTGTTGGTGTTAAAGTCGGTGTCAAAGATGGTGTTGGACTTACACTAACACTTGGTGTAATTGTCGGTGTTAAACTTGGTGTAATTGAAGGTGTCAAAGAAGGGGTAATAGAAGGTGTTGGCGTGATTGTTTGTGTTGGTGTGATACTTGGTGTCGGCGTTGGTGTTAAAGTTGATGTAGGGGTAATTGTGGGGGTAATTGATGGGGTTGGTGTTGGACTAACACCAGCTCTATAATAAATAACATTATCAGCTGTTGTCGCCGTATTACCTGTGTAGTATTCACTTGTATCAGGGACAAATATAAATGCCAAATCTGTCAATAATTTTTCACCTGATGGATTTAATGATGTTGGACTAACACTTTCATAAATTGACAACCAATATTGGTTTTCATCTTCAAGATGAATATTAGCGGCACTACCACCACTATAAACTAAATTTTCAGGTAATGATTTATTGGTTGTAAATGAAAAGACATCATACTTATTCGCATAACTATTCGGCGTTGAAGATGTTATATTTTCAGGTATAAAAGATTTAATAACCCTACTTTGACAATTCTGTAAGCGCCACAAATAAGTAGGTGATGAAAGTGTCTTAAATTCACTTACATTCACATAGATTTCATTTGTATTATTCTGTGTTATGTATATCATTATTGTTCTTCTTCGGGCTCAACCCAATCAATTAGGGGTAATTCTTTAACCCATAAATAGTCGGGATTTACACAATAATCCATCTGTGGTTGTGTGATAATCCAATTCCCATTTCCGTCCAATACGGCACAAAAATAACTATCAGGTGCGAACAACTGATATTGTATTTCTTCCTTTTGTTCTAATGTCAATAATCCTACTTTCATATTAGTATGTTGCCCTTCCTAATGCTATTTGATAATTTTGTATGATTGCGTCCAAATTACCTGCTTCGGTGTCATCTAAACCTTTACCAACAAACGCAAACCTTAAATTCCTATCACTTCTTTCAGTTATATTACCACTATCAACCCTGAAATTAGACCCAATCCTAATTGTCCCTGTTGTGTTAGTTTTTGTTCCAGCTCCACCTGTATTGGTGTAATTTAATACACCCCTTCTATAAAGTTTTAATACATTTGATGCCGTCCTTGAAATAATTAAACTACCCGTTTCAGCTGATGTCGCATAACCAGTAACATTCCAATTTCCCCATAATCTACCAATAAAGTTATTATCACCTGGCATTCTGGCAGATAAAGTAATACCTTCACTAAAATATGAGCTTCCCATTTCAGTAGGGAAACTTCTTGTTGAAGCTGTTGATGAATAATAATATCCCATACTACTATCGGTTAAAGTCATAGCTGATGATGGGACAATATATGTATTAGCATCAGTAGTTATACCATCAGGTGTAATACCATTAGCGTCATGCGTCCAACCACCAACAAATGTCAATCTAAACGCACTATCAGCATCAACAGGGTTTTTAGCGTTAAACTTATGTGTAGCCGCAACTTGACCCAGAAACGGCCAGAACGCATCTAATTTAGTCCATAATCCTTGTGTGAATAACTGATTAAACATGGTGCGTGTGGCACCTGATACACCAGCATCAACCCCTACCGCTCCGTTGGCAACTATTGTATTCAAATACAAATCAGCTTCATTATATCCTGGCGGTGGCGGACTACTTGATGGTGTTGGTGTTAAAGTTGGTGTTGGGGTAATTGTTTTAGTAGGTGTCGGCGTTGGTGTCTTTGTTGGTGTTAAACTTGGTGATATACTTGGCGTAGGTGTTAAAGTCGGTGTTGCCGTCTGTGTTGGTGTTAAAGAAGGTGTAATTGAAGGTGTCGGTGTGGGTGAAGGTGTATTTGATGGTGTCGGCGTTGGACTTGGACTTGGTGGTGGGCCTGGATATAAAATATCAGGTATTAAACCACCGAAATTATAGATTGTATCCCCGTTCAGTTGGGTTGTTTCTAATGATTTGTATTTAGTCATTTAATTCTTTATGAATATTATTTATCAATTCATTTACATCAACATCACCAGCTTCACCACAATCATAATCTTTGGTTAAAACTAATTTCTGTTCCCTGTAAAAATCTACCCTAATAAATATCTTGTTGGTGTGTAAATCTAATTGAAGGAAAGTAAGTTTATACTTTGTTATAGGTATTGATATATTACCTTTCCTTATTTTTAAATTTTTTTCTACTTCCAACATAGGCTTAAAAAAAGGGGGGACTACTGGCATAATGCCTGCCCCCCAATTTTAATTTAGGAAAATATTATTCCCTATCAATAGTTGTGTTAGTAGCTGCTGCTAAAAACGCTGTCAAAGTTGTAGTAATATCAATTTCAGGGACACTAATAGTGTTTGAAGAAGTCAAAGTGATTGTATAAAGTGTTTCATCACCTGGTAAGCTTCCGCTTGCCGCAGTCGCACTTTCAACATACATTCCACTTGGTGATACAAAGAAGAATTTACCTGTCTTTAATTTCACCAAGAAATAACTTTGTGTTGATTTTACTATCTGTTGATACAACTGCCCGCCTTCATTTGAAAGACCTGGAATTGTGAAAATAAGTTGTGTTTGGAAGTCAAAACCTAATGATGCCAAAGAAACTGCCACGCTTTCATTTAAAGCTGCTGGTGAATTTCTTACAATATCAATTTTTTTCCATTCCAAATCACTTGTAGCTCCTGTAAAGCCATCAATTTTTCCATCTACATCATAAGATATAGTTGAAATATCTGCTGTTGTTCCTGTGGTTGTCAATACCCAAACCCCATCAAGACCGGGAACATTATTCACACAGCTTGACAAGTTTAGGCCATTTACCACGACGCAATTTGAACCCATAATTGTTTTATTTTATTTTTAATTTATTTTTGGTTTATTACAAAATTATTTCTAACTTTGTTATGGTTTAGGAAGCTAATACTACTTGTGAAGCAAATGCTACTGATGACCCTAACTTCATAGCTAATTTCATTCTGCTCTCTTGGAAGTCAAGTGAATACCATGAAATAGGTGAAGTAATGTCGCTCATCAAATCTGTCCCCAAATAAAAATTATCCGGATTTGTCAATGCCATATAACCAGCAGGAATTTCAGTTGAAATTGCGATTACATTTGTGAATGGAATGTTGATTGCCATTTGTCCGTTCGCCAAAGTGATTGGATTGAAATTATACAAGTTTTGATTACGGAGCCCAAGTTGTAAAGCTTGGAAGTCGCTGTGGTTTAAGCTCATGATTGTTGTAACTGGTTTCAACGCATCCGGTAAGTTAGTTATGTAGCTGTCCGCAATTTCTACCGCTGTTGCCGGTGTCATACTTGAATAACTGATATTTACAACATCACCTGATAATGAAGCTGATGTAAGTTGCTCTATCAAACCAGAACAACCATCAGTTGCTGTTTCAGCTCCCCAAAACTTTCTTGAAGCATAAACATTAGCTTTTTTAGCTATGTCATTCATAAACGCTTCTTCAACGCCACCATCAATACTTTCCAAGTATGAACCTGGACGCAATCTAATTGACATTATTGTTCTGTTAAGCTCATCTATGCACCAATTCTTCTGGATATTGTATTGACATACCTTCAATTCCATCTCGGTAAGGGTTATATTTCCACCGCTGAATGAGCAGCTTGTTCCTGGAAATGCTAAATCATCAATATTACCTGTTTCAAATACTGGAACCAAAGTGCCGTATTTAATATCAGGTAAAACTTGGAAATACTGCGCTTCGGTAGTATCCATCACAATCTTTGACAACAACAAATCGGCATTAGAGTTTAAAAAATCACTCAATCCGTTAGTGTCAAAATCAAAATTATAGTTTTTTAGGTTTTTCATAATTTTAAATTATATTTTTTTTTAGTTTAATTTTTTATTTTTTATTTTGTTTCATAGCTCTAATGATTTCATATCTTTCATCAGCGAAGTTTTTAGAAACAAATTTGTCTTCCTTTAATGGTTGATGAGCTGCTGTTTTTTTGAAACTTTCTAAATCAGCTCTTAAAGTTTCAATTTCCTTTGTGTGCGCTTCAAAAGCGAACAACACATCATGGATTGCCTGTTTTAATTCTTCAATCTTGGTGCTTTGGCTCATTTCTTCACCTTCACCACCTTCTTCAACTTCAACTTCACTTTCAGGCTCTTCACTTGTCATGTCTTTAATTTCCACCAATACACCTTCTGTATCTGTGATAAATAATCTGCCGTCAGTTAGTTTGTGCTCCCCAGCGCCTACTATTGTAAAAGTCCCATCTTCATTTTTGATACTGATGGTGTCCCCTACAACAAATTCACCTTCTGTTGAATTGGTAATCATTACACCACCTTCAACTTCCGCTTCTGCGAAGGTATAAGAGCTTGAAAATTTAAAACCTACTAAATCCGCTACTTTTTTAAGGATTTCTAAATTGTTTTTCATAATCTTTTTAAATGTTTATTTTGTTTAATAAATATATTATTAAAATTGTTTATTCAGTTTCACTTTCTTTAATTATTTGTTGAATTAAATAAAGTAAGTTTGACGCATTATATAAGTTTTTAGCTTCTTCATGTGTATTACAAGGTGAATAACCATATTCACCCATTTCATGTGAGCCTTCACAACCTATTTCTTCACTAATGATTTCCGCTTCTTCCCTTGTTGGAAAATAGGGGACACCATCAACTAATCCCAAGAATGACATGTTTTCACTTCTTATCTTTCCACATATACGGGGTGCGGCGTTTTCGCCGTATCTTTCCGTCATGTCTTTTATACAAGTATCCCAATCATAAGGTGCGAATGTTTGATTTTCCATATTTTCAACTTCCATATTTTCAGGAACACAATTTGGGACTTCCCTACCATTCACTATCTTTGTCCCATACGCTATGTATCCTTTCCAACATGCGTTTTCAAGTCCATCAAATTTTTCACCCCAATAAGAATAACATACTGCCGCCCTTTGTCTTTCATCAGGGAATTCAGCCAACATTTTACTATCACCCATACACCTTGAAATAAATTCATCTTTGGTTTCACTACCAGTTGGTTTTACAAATCCTTCTTCCTTGATGTCAAAAAAGTTAAATGGGACTTCTTCAAACATTCCTTCTAAACTAATACCCGATGTCTTTTGTGATAAAATAAAATCATCAAATAACTTTCTGTTTTTAAAGTGAATTGTTGTAATCCAAGTGCCAGGTTTCATTTCCCTACCGAATATTTGGTATGACTTATCTTCCTTTGGATTGTCTGCGACTAACCAATTTTCATAGGCAAAAACTTCATCGCCATTAAACACCTTATCACTATGTTCTAAATTGATTAGGTTTTTAGGTTTCAATCTTGATAATTTCATCAACCCCTTACGGATTGTTTCACGGGACATAAATACATAATATGGTGTCTGTGTTTGATTATCAAATCTGTAAATATAAGTGTCAGGTTCAAATACAACCGCTGTTATATCACCCTTGAATTCATCACTACTAAACTTCATGTTTTCTTCTGTTGCGTTGTTGATTTGTCTTTCTAACCAATTCATCGCTTCATCATAATTTGATGGGGTAAAAGACCATGACAACATCATCAAATAACCACAACCTTCATCTATGGATTTACTACTTTCCCAATCTACTTTATGTCTGGCACCATAAGAATACATACGGGTTAAAACATCTAAGGAAGGTTCATAGTTAGGGTCAGCAAGGTCATTAGCCCTACGCTTTCCTGTGGCTTCGCCGCAATCACCCCAACCATTTTCATCAGCATAATCAACAGCTCTTTTAGCCGCTTCACGCATGTAATCAGGGATTTTTGTAAAGGTGTGTCTAATCTTGAATTTTTCAACCACATTACCTGTCCCTTCAAAATAACTTTCATCAATATCAACGGGACAATATCCTTCCAAACTACCCAATTTAACCTTTGAAATAACCTGTGCGGTAGGTTCTGCGAATAATGCTGACTTCCTTGAATTATACACAAATAAACCCATGTGAAAGCCTATTGGTTTCCATTCATCTTGTGCGCTCATTCTTGTTGGCATTCTGTTTAAATATCTCGCTTCACTAATAAATGGACGGGACGCAGCTGATGTGTTAGTCCCCCTACCAACCGCTGCGGCGGCTTTAATAGGGATTTTCTTTAATGTTTCTTCATAGTTTGAACCTGCTGGAATATTAAATGTTATTTCCGCCCATTTATGACGGCATCTATTTCCAAGCTTATATTCAAAACAATCTGCTTGTGGGTGAATTTGAGCTCTTGGTGCCAACTTGAATGTATCAGGTTGGGCGCTCAATCTAACAGACATAGCTTCAATATCTTCACGGGTATAAACCTTGGCAGCTCCAATAAGTTTTCTACACATCTGTCTTGATGTTTTAATAAGTGGGGCACCAACACCAGTATCAATTACATAGATATACCTTGATATTCTTGTGGCTCCATCACTATCATCATCAAACCTACTTTCAGCTCGGGCATTCGCATCAGGTGTGAAAGCTCCAAATGCTTCGGGTGTGATTTCAATTTCCACATCTTTTATTTCCGCATTTAAAAACATATCAGGGTCTGGCTCAACACCAAATTCATCTAATATGTTTAATACATCATCATTAAAATCTTCTTCAACATGACATGAATGACATGTGTTATTTTCTTCACTTGAAAATACTTCAAAGCCGATTTCCGTTGCTGGTTTTTTTACAATAGACAGATATTGAATTCCTGATATTTCATCTTCTTCATCTATCTTTAATTCAAATATTTTATTCATAATTATAGTGTTGATAATTGTTGTATTTTTTTATTTAATTTATCCGTATCTTGTATTTCATTATACACAACATACGCTTTAAGTGGAGCTTTATTTGACATACTTTGGCTGGCGATGGCCTGGACTAATCTACTATCATCAATCTTTACTGCCCTACCACCTGTGCTGTCATTTATCATTTGAAGCTCATTTGAAAATCTTTTAACAGCTTCCCGATTTACCACAATTCACCACCTTCTAAAAGTGCGGGAACACCACCATTTCTACCTTCATGACTTTCACCTGTAATCAAACCACCCCTTCTACCAATAAAGGTTTTTGACTTTGCGAATTCTATTTGTTGTCCTATTACGGCAACTTGGGCTGCTGTAAGTCCTGCGACAACACCTGCGTAAATCTGTGGTGCTGGTGGTGGTAATGGTAATGATAATGCGTTTATCACCGCTGACGCTGATTGAGCCAACGCATTAGCCAAAGCAAATTGTAATTCCTGAACCCGTCCTTGTTTTTCAATATCAAATCTTGTCTTGGCAGCTTGTTTCTGTATTTTTTCCCTTTCAGCTTCAATCTTTTTATTTTCAGCCACACTTTCAGTATTAGCTTCACCAACAAGAGCCAGTTGTTCTTGTGTCTGTGTTTCCAACTTTTCAAGGGCTAATGATGTTTGAGCTTGTAGGATTGTTGATGTCCTATTAAATATATCTTGTAATGCCTGTGATACAGCATCTACTACTTGTTTAATTTTACCTAAACTTTCCTTAAAAGCTGTTTCACTTTCAGTTGGTAATTCCTTCAACTTGGCACTAATCTTTTCTAATAACATTAAAAATGGGTTGTCTTCAACACCTAACATAGTTGCGAATTCATTACCAACAATAGTTAAATATGATTGTAGTTTTTCTAATTCTTTTCTTGATAAATTATCAACATCACCCAAACCTTCTTCAACAGCGCTTAATAATCCTTTAACACCATCAACACCAATCTTACTAATATATTCATTAAAATTACTAAATAGGTCTTCAAATAATGTATCAAAGTTTTCTGCGTTTTCCCTAAAATATGTCTGTAAGTTTTCCACTTCTTCGGCGGTGAATGCTCTTGATGCTTCTTTTCTATTTGAAACTATCTTTTTATAGTTGGCGTCAATCTGTTCCCCAATTTTAACCATACCTTCATAAAATTCACCACTTCTTAAAGCTACATCTAATATTTCAGTTGATAAATCATCTACACCTTTTATTTGTTCGGTGATTAAATTAGCTTGTTCTTTTAACACACTAACCTTTTCTTGATTACCAGCTTTTGATGCGGCTTGAATATCACCTTCAAGTGTTTTTAATTTATTCAATAAATCTTCCCTAACCTTATCAAATCCAAAAGTTTCCCTTACATATCCTAATGCGGTTTTTCTAAAATTTTCTTCTGTTAAACCAAATTGTTTTCTATTCTGTTCTAAATTAAATATTGCGTCTTCTAACGCACTAAATGAATTGATTGTAGCATTATCCAATTTAATATCCTTACCAAATTGTGCGGCTCCCTTTTGAATAATCCGTAATCTATCACCAATTTCATTAAAGAATTGACTAAACACTTCTTGGCTTTCTTCGGGGATTGCTTCAAATACTGCTTTTAATTCAGGTTGTTTTGACACACTATATTCAATTATTCTATCCCAAGGAATAGGTTTTGTAATATCAATATCACCAGCTTCAATACCATCATTTATTATGTTAAATAACTTTGAAAATCCATCTTGTAATTGTAATAATTCTTCTTCACCTGGAACTGCTTCTGGAAAGAATGAACGGAGCTCATCTTTTAATGTTTGAGCTGATGTCTTTAATAAGTCATTTCTTTTATTGATATTATCTTCTTGTGCCTGAACGGCTTTATTACCCGCTTCTATTGTTTCATTTGACAAATCCAAACTGGCTGATTGTGCGTTCTTTAATGCTGAAATATAATTAGCTAATGCCTTATTTGTCTGTGCCAAAATTGTATTCTGTAATTGAAGTGCGGGGAATGTCTTTTTTGTTGCTTCACCCAATTTCTTTTCAGCTTCGGCAGCATCATCTAATTTTTTCTGTAATGGATTTATTGTCCCAAGTAAATTATCAATTTCGGTATTTT